CCGCTCGCACGGACTGCGCCAGATTGCCGACGCCGTGGAGCGCGGCGACTATAAGCGCTGATCAACCCCACACTAAGGAGCAAAACACCATGACCGACACGATGACCGATGCCGCGCGCGAATTAGCACTCTACACTGCCAACTGCGCCCGCGCGTGGCGCGCGGTGGAGCATATCGCGCGCAACTATGAGCGCCGGATTGCCAAAGGCACATATTGCCCGACGCTGGCGCGCAAGGGGATGCTTCAACCCGTCGAAATGGCCGCGCGCGAATATGTGAAAGATCACTGCGGGCCGAGCGATACATGGCACGGCATTTTCGCGCCCGCTGATCGACAGCAAGCCGCCGACAGCGTCATGAGCGACATTGAAGCCGAATGGGCTGTCGGAAACTATTGGGGCAAATTGAAGGTTGACTTCCCCATTGATTGAAGGCAAGCCCTCAATCGCAAACCACACTAAGGAGCAAAGACAATGACAACTGCAAACGCCATCACCGTCAACGCCGCCCACATGGAAGCCGCGCTGCAAGCCGTATCGAAGGAAGAGACGCGCTACTATCTCAAGGGCGTGTTTCTCGACGGGCGCGGATACATCGCCGCCACCAATGGGCATATCATGTTCGCCGCGCGCTGCGCCGACGCCATCAAGCTGGCAACTGATCGACCGGCATTTGACACGCACGAGCACAGTCTGCCGGGCGTGATTGTGCCATCGGACGCCATCGCACAAGCCATCAAAGCCGCTGGGCGCACCAACGCTGAGACCATGCTGATCGAACGCGACCCGAACGGCCTGTGGTGGATATTCTACGGCAACGGGCGCATCGCGTTCACGCCTATCGACGGCAGCTTTCCCGACTGGCAACGGCCTGTGCCGACGCCGCCGGAAACGCTCACCGCTGCGCACTATCAGCCGCAATACATCGCCGCGCTGGGCAACATGGCCAAGGCGCTGCGTGGCGGCAAGAAAGACGAAGCGCAATTCTTCACGCTGCACCAGAACGGCGAAAATCCGGCGCTAGTGACCTTCCCGTTCGCCGACCTTCACGAGCCGCGCACCGACTGCATCGCCGTGATCATGCCTTACCGCATGAGCGCCTATGCGGGCGCGACTTTCACCGGCACATTTTTGACGCCGCCGGAAGCCGCTGAAGCCGCATAGGAGCGCGACTGACATGTTCACGCAACTTAACCCGCCGCTCCCCTTGGATACGTCCAAGGGGCGCGGATACGCCGTCGGCGTGATCGACTACGGGCTGGAGCACAGCCTGATATGGGTCACGGCCCTGAACGATAGCGGGGAACTGTGGTGCATCCCCAACAGCGACGCGCGCGTCACTGCCAACTGGACGGCTGGCCGCGCGCCGACCGCACAGGAGCGCGCCAATTGATAACACCCTGTCCTTCCCTAGTCGCCTTCTTAAAGATCAATTTCGGCTGGGAGATAGGCGACTGGGAAGACTGGGAAATACCGTTCTAACCAAAAGGAGAAGCCAATGACCTATGACCCCAACAAAGACCGCGCCCACTGGCGCATGAGCAGCGACACGACGCTGATCGAAGCCGCACGGCATAGCGACCACGAACTAGCCATCGCGCTGGGCGAGCGGCTGGAGGACGTGACCAGCGAGGACGTCGAGCATCTCAAAAACGAGATCGAGGAACAGGCGGCGATTATCGCCCTACTGCGCCGCGACGTAAACCGGCTGGAGCACCTGCTGACCGCCGTCGATGCTGAAGACTGATGGCCGTCGTTATCACTGTGCTGCTCGCACTGGCCGCCATCTATGCGGCGCTAATGGAGGATTGAACCATGACCCTGCTTGAAATCACACTGTCGGGGATGCTGTTTGGCAGCTTCGTTGTTATCGTTTGGCTGGGCGACCGCCTGATCGCCGCTCGCGCCGCCGTTCGCCGTTCGCGCGTGGTGGCCACTGCTTGGCAATTTGCTTTCCAAGAGCTGCGCGCCAACAGCCACCGCCGCGACCGCAAGACGGGCCGCCTGATGCGCAAGGGAGCCTGAACCATGCTTATGACGTCAACCGCACGGCCTACAGAGGCAGACGTGCTCAGAGCCGCTGCACAGGCGCTAGAAGAGCAAGAGGCGCTGCAACAGGCTCAGAGGGCGCTGGATGACCGTCTGCGCTTCATAGCCCGCCAGTTCGACGCTGCGACGGGTTCCAGAGGCACCAGCACGGACGGGCTGCGCCGCATGTGCCGCATGGGAGGGCTGCTGTAGTGGACTACGTTCACCCTGTCCTGCGCTTCCGGTGCCGTATCAACTACATCACGAAAGCCGGAGCGCGCGGCAGCGCCACCTACTTCATCGCGTCGATTGCTGCCGATCTCGCACTGCGCGACGCTGAAGCCATACTAAAGGAAGACCGCCGCCGGCGCGTCGGCCAGATCATCTACAAGGAAGCTGTTGAATGTTGACCGACCGAAAGACGCCGGGGCCGAAGCCCACTTACCCGTTCCGCGATATGGCCGTTGATGACGTCGTCACACTGCCCGCGCCGACGTCAGCCGACGTCAAGCGTATCGCGCGCAACGCCAGCCAGTATGGGCTGCGGCATGGGCGCGTCTACCAGTGCCTCACTGACCCGACCACCACCGGCGCAGAGCGCGTCATGATGATCACGCGAACCAAGTAGCGGCAAAACGGGCTATAATTGAGGGTTGACTTACCTTCAAATTGTGGTATAATGGGCCGTCGAGCGGAAGACCGCTCGGCGGCTCTTTGCAACCAAAGGAAGCGAACCAATGTCATTGAAGCAACTGCGCGCCCGCGCCAAAGCCATCGGTATTCGGATTGAAGCAGACCGCGATGATTGCGGCTGGGGATATTGGCTGATCGACGCGAAGACCGGCGAGACGCCATGGGTGGATGATAACTTTAGCACCAGCCATGACGAGCTGGGTGGTAAGTTGACCATCCTCGAACGCGAGCGCGCCTGATCAAAGAAAAACCCCGCTGGCAGTGAGGGCCAGCGGGGTTTCCCATGCAAACCGGCAAGGAGCAAGCCAGTTAGCGTGAACCTAGCACCTTTCCGTCGCTGGACGCAACCCCTTCGACCATCCGGCGCAGTTCCGACTTGCTGCGCACGTCATAGACGTCTGGCGCGGCATAGACGTGCTTCTTCGTCGAATATTCCGACGACGCCAGCCGACCGCAATCGACCCAACCAGCCTCTTTGAACGCATGGAGCAGCGCCGCTTGCGGAACCTTCGTGCCGGACGGGACGTGGCCATTGGCGATGGCATCGCACAGCTTGTGGAACGGGCCGCCTACGACGCCCGAATGGAACGGGCCGATGCGCTGCTGCATCATGTCCACGAGGAAGCTCTCAGCGACGCTCAGGCCGTGCTCGACCATGTTCATCTTCCACTCAGTGACCGGCGGCGCTGCTGCTGGGTTGAAGCCCGTCACGTCGCGCTGCCAGAGCCACGCCGCGATCTTCTCGAAGCCGCCGGACTTATACCAGCGCCAGAGCGCCTTCGCCGCAATGTGATCCATACGGGGCGCGCGCGACCAGACGCAGAACCAGCGCCTGTCCTGCGACGGGATAGTGATCGGCAACGGGTCATTGGTGAAGGCGATCACCTGAAGGCGGTTGAGCATCTCATAGGGATGCAAGCCCTTGCGGTTGATCATCAGCGTCTCCGGCGGCGCTGCGATGATCGGCTTGAGCCGGTTGGACAGCGCGCGGCGCTCCTTCGCTTCCGGCTCCTTCAGCTCGTTCAGGATGACGACTTCGGCTTCGAGATTGTAACCCCACTGGCTTTCCAGCCCGCCTGTCTCGATGACGGAACGGTTGTGCTGATGCTCGCCACCGATGGCCCAAAGGAACGGTGCCCACATAGTGTCTTTGCCGCTGCCTTCGTCGCCACCATGCAGCACCGCATGATTGACCTTGACGTTGGCGTGCTGCACCTTGAACGCCATCACGTTGAAAATGTGCTCCAGTTCAGTCTCTTCCGGCACCAGCGTCCGGCAGTGATCGAGCCACATTTCGATGTCGCTGTCGGCCATGGTGTCCGACCCGCTCATGTCGGGCCGCGCGTTGACCCAACGGTTGCCGTAGACCAGCCCGTCGCGCGCCACCATCACGTCTTCGCCAGCGGCGTAGGTAACGCCGACCAGCGCCTTCGCGCCATACTCCTGCCGACGCTCGTCGAAGTAGTAGGACGCGCTGACCGTCTTCTTGCGGTTATGCACCGACCGGCAGTCAACGTGCCGGTAGAGCGCGTTGAACACCGTGCGCGGCACCTCGCGCCGCGTCACCATGTCGAAATAGCTGTCATCGGACTGCACGTAGGCGAAGCGCTGGAACCACTCGGCCTTCTCCAGCCGACCGGCTTCTTTGCGCTCGACCTCGCGCACAATCGCTGCCGCCGCGTCTGGGAAGGCGTCGGTCGGCATGATCTTGTCGGCCATCTGGCGCATACGTTCGATGATCAGCTCGTCGCGCAACCCCGGCACCACCTTGGGGCCGCCGTTCTCGCCGACCCAATCCAGAAAGGCGCGGCTGTCGATATGCTGGCAGTGGCCGTGGTAGCAGCAGAAGGAACGGTCGAGCGGCTTATAGCGCGCTTCGATGTTGCCGTCGCTGTGCTCGGCATGGTTGGGGCAGACGATGCCGCACCAGCCTTCGTTATTTGGTCGGGACAGAACAAGGTTGTTGTCGGCCAGCCACTGAAGCACGGTGTCGCCGCCGGTGTCGCGGATATTGATGCTCTTATAGTCGGCGGTGTTGGCTTCGGCTGGCGTCACGTCCAGCGCCTCACAGATTTCTTCCAGCGTGTATTGCCGGTCGGGATGGAACTCGACCAGCCGCGCCTCGAAGTTGTCGCGGCCCTGCTTCAGATTGACGCTGCCGGGGATGCGGCAGTTGCGCACCGGATTGGTCGCGCCGGGGTCGGTATAGCCCGCGTCGGCGATGGCTTGGATGGCTGCTGCGAAGTCATGCCGGTTGGGCTGCTCGTCGAAGGCGTAGCCCCACTGGAACGAGCCTTCGCTCGTCTCCATAATCCACGTCGGCTCAATCGGCGGCGTCTTCGACTTGGTGCCGATGTCATCCAGCATCATGAACAGGACGTATTCGGTGTTCTCGCGCTTGGCGCTCACCTTGCCGTCTTTGAAGCGGTCGATGATGAACGAGCCGGTGTTGACATACCACGCCTCGCCAGCCTTGATCTTGGCTTTGTCCGGCAGGAAGGCAGGGAAGGTCGCCTTCGGCGCTCCGTCGCCATGGTAGATGATCTGGCCGTCAACCAGCGTCGGCTTCTGCTTGAGCAGCAGCGCCGTCTCGCCGTCCACGTCGGCCAGCCCGGTTATAAACGCCAGAAATTGATCGCGTGCCTCACTCACCGCTTCTCTCCTATTTGCCATAGCGCGTCATGGTAGCGACTTCCGCGTTGAGCGGAAGCCCTGCTGCCCACGCTGGCGGGGTTGTCATGATATTGACCAGCGTAACCGCTGCGTCGTCGGGGTTGGCTGTCTCCAGCACAATTTCGTCATGCACATGCAGCACCACGTCCAGCCCTTCCTCGTCCAGCCGCCGCAGGCTATAGCGCAACAGATCGTTGGCCACGGCTTGCGTGATGTTCTCGCACGCCAGACCTTTCCAGAGGCGAGCGCGCGGCCATTCCTTTGCGTCGGCGGCAGGCTTCCACGACGCCTTGGCGTAGGTGACGTTGCCTTCGTCGTCGAAGCGGGCGAAAGGATAGCACAGGACGCGCTTGCTGGGCAGTATATACCACAGATTTTGCTTGTCGTAGAGGTAGGTCACGCGGCCCGCGCTGAACTCTCTGCCGGGGTTGCGCATGGCGGCCAGATAGGCCCGCTCCAGCGCACCCCAATAGACCTGCGCCCATGGGTTCGCACGACGCCAGCCGTCCACCATCTTGCGGCTCTCGCTCTCGGACAGGATGACGTTGTAGATGCGGCCCATGGCCGCGAAGGCACCGACGCCGCCGGCGAAGCCGCAAGCAAGCTCCTGCACCTTGCCGATCTGGCGCTGCTCCTTATCGACGTCATCGTAAGAGACGCGGAACGTCGCGGCGGCGTTGTGCTTATAGACGTCCTCGCCGCGCTCGAAGATCGCCAGCTTGGCTACGCCACTGTTGGTGTTCGACGCCCACGGCGTCACCCGCGCTTCGATTGCGGCCCAATCGGCGACAACCAGATGCTTGCCCGGCGCGGCCATGAGCGACGGGCGCAGCATGCCCTTGAGCACGTCAGTGACGCGGCGGCCATGCTTGGGCACAATGGCGTGCCCGCGCACCATCGCCTCGCGGACTAGTGCAGGGTCGTCAGCACACTTTCGGGGAAAGTTGTGGACTTGCAGTCCAAATGATGAAGCACGGCCTGTAGCGCTGCCCCCTGAAAAAACAAACGCGCCTCTAACGCGAGCATCCTCTTCATCAGCAAGCGCTGCGGCGCGGTTGAATTTCGCGACGGACGATGCCCACAGATCGTCCGCGCACTGGATGACTTCAGCAACGTCCGGCGGCACTTCATCTGGCTGCTCCTCTGACAGCGCCAGCAGGTTGGCGCGCACGTTCTTGTCGATAGACAGCTTGGCTTCGCCGTCCTTGTAGACGGTGGCCAGCGACAGCGCCAGCGGCCCGACGCGGTCGAGCACCCACTGGCGCATTCTGGGGCTGCGCACGGACGTGATCGCGCCGTCAGTGACCTCACGGACGGTCGCCTGTATCTCGTCGGCCTCGACCTCTGCGTAGCGCACGGCAGCGCGCGCCAGTTGCCGGTCTAGCAACACGCCACGGTCATTGATGCGCTCGTTGACATGGTAGTCGCGCAGCTCTTGGTCGGATAGGTCGCGCTGCGCTTGGCTGATCGCGCGCATGGCGCGCACGTCCTGCTCGCAGTAGGCGATCATCTCGGCCATCAGGTCTTCGTCGTCGCGGAAGGAGCCGTCGGCCTGCGGTATCGACAACAGCCGAATAAGCTGGCCGCCGCGATGGTCTTTGCGCATGCCAGCGCCAGCGAAGCGGCCCACGTCCTCTAGGCTACCCGGCGCGCAGTTGGCGCGGGCCTGTGCTGCGGTGCAGTAGAACTGCTCCAGCGCGTAGTCGATCTGGAGGACATACCAGAACACCAGCCGCTCGAAGGCCGCGTTGTGCGCCCTGATCTGGCCAGTGTGGTGACGCACGGCGTCGGGGAAGGGTTGGCCGGGACGCCACGTCTGCACGTCACCGTCGCCGAAGGCGTAGGACATGCAGAGCACGTCGGTGCTGGCGTCCTGCGCGTAGTTGTAGACGCCGCGCTCGCGAAGGTCGCAGCGGCTGCGCGTCTCGAAGTCAATCCACAATATCATTGGTGCCTCACTCACCTGCTACTCGCCGGGGCGGCAAGGGGAAGTTGCCACCCCGGCTTTCGCACGCATTACACCGTCGAGAGGCGGCGGCGACGGCGCGGCGTTTCTTCCACAGGCTCTTCGTCGGCTCCACCAGCCGCCGCTTCATCTGCGGAACCGTCCATCGACTGCCACCCGACGATCTCGAAGACCGGGGTGTAGATGCGTCCATAGGACTTGTGCTGATAGTGGTCTTTCTTCAGCACAACCATGGGGACGGGCGTAGTCGGGTCTTTATCGACCTGCTCGGCGATGGCAATGGCAAGCGCCTGCACGGCCTTCTTGCCGCCGACGGACGTAGCCGCGAAACGCGCCTGCATCCCTTCGTCTTCGCCGTTGGTGCAAGCCAGCGTCATGCCGACCTGCATTTCCCAGCCGCGCTTCGACGTCGCCGGAGCCGGTTCGAGTTCTGGCAGCGGTTCGGAGACGGGCGCCATCTTCTCGCCCAGCACTTCACCGTCGCCCCACGCGATAAAGCCGTGGACGAACGAGAACGGATTGACCGCCCACACGCTGTCGTCCTCGACTTCAGTCTGGTCAGCACCGAACACCCAATGGCCGGTCTTGTCCATCTTGAGGATGACCATGCCTTCGGAGCCGCCGACGCTGGCCGCGACAGTGCGGAGAGCCGACGAGAGGGACTGAACCGACGGCAGATTGGAGCCGCCAAACGCTGTGATATTCGACATCATAGTACCTTTCTTCTTACTGGATTTTAGTCTTTCCAAGTGATCGCCTTAACCGCCCACATTTGCGCGGTTTGCGCTTCCGTAATAGCGATTGAAGCCAGACGCTTCTGTTCCTCGCTATCTGTGCTTTCGCGCAGTAGGTTCATCTGGTCGATGAGCGCAGAATACCCCTCTTTGCACCAAGTCACATTTTTGTCAGCGCCGGGGTTGAAGCTCAACCCCACTGCTCTGTCGCCATAGGTCATGTGCGGCATTACCGTCCTTTCTTCTTACTGGATTTTAGCCATGGCTTTTGCGAGCGTCTGGCCGATTTGTACCACCGCCGGGCGCGGGTCGTCCGCTGGCGCGAGGGTGCTACCTGTGGAGACGGCGACAACGAGGTCTGCCGGCAATTCGATCTTGGCTTTCTTCAGCGCCTTTTCCGCCTTGGCTGGCGACAGCGCCTTCGGTTCTTCGTAGGCTTCGACGCCCTTGTCAGTCAGGAACGCGACCGCCTTGGTTTCGTCCACCCACTGCCGCGTCGCGCGCTTGTTGACCAGCTTCCAGCCGGGGATGGTCTTGCCTTCCTCAAGGATGCCGTGCGCCAACTGCTGAAGGTCTTTCAGGAAATTCTCGACCACCGGCAACTGGTTCAGATAGTGCGCGATCTGCTCGACCGGCAGCATCTCGATCTTCTCGCGCACCAGCCGGTCAACCGCGCCCGTCATGACCGGACAGACCGGCTTTGCCGCGCACCACTTGCAGTGGTCGCCAGCGGCCAGCGGGGCGTCCGGCTTCATCGCGGTCTTGACCGCAGCCACCAACTCGCTCTCGAACGCCTTGACGCGCTCCAGCGTCGTCACCCAGCGCTTGACGCTGGGCGGTTGCACGATGATCAGTTCGAGTTCCTTAGCACCGTCGAACACCCACGTCGTCTCCGGCGTGCGGATAGCAGCCGCAGCGTAGAAGAGGAGCTGGGAGTTCTCTTCGACTTCGACCGCGACGCCGTCGCCAAACTTCCAATCCAGCACAACAGCGCGGTCGCCAATGCGGCCCAGAAGGTCAGTAGAACCGAACACGTCAGGCAGAAGATCGCCAAAGCCCACCCTGCTTTCGACCGCATATTCCATTTCCCCCTTCGGGTCGATCTCGTCCAGCGCGGCCAGCGCGGGGCGCAGCTTGCGCTCGATCAACTCTTCGGTCAACGCGATGCCTTCGTGCGTGCGGCCCAGATAGTCCTCGGCCACGCCCTTGCCGTCGAGAATGTCGGCGATGGTGTCGTGCAGGAGCGTGCCTTCATTGGCGTAGCTGCTGCCGGGCTGCGGCGGCATCTTGTCCACCAGCGCCACGCTGCCGGGGCAGGCGATGACGCGCTTGGCGGACGAGCCGCCGACAATCCTACTGTGCTGCATACTGAACCTCACTTTACTGTCGTTGAGCCGCCACCATACACACCAAAAAATGTTGTGCAAGTGCCTTGCCAAAAAAAGTTTGGCGCCGTAGACGGGCGGCATGACAGAAAAGGAGCAAGCCATGCGTAAGGAACTTTTTATCGAGATAGCTGGCGGCCAAGGCGCCGGAAAAACGCAGGCGCTAAATATACTGAAAGACCTGTTTACTAACTTGGGTGCGGATGTGGTGTGGACTGATGACGGCGGTCGCAAGCGCGAGGCAGCTCCCGCCGAAAGAGGCCCGTTTAAGGGCACACGCATTAACATAGACACGGTTTTGATAGTGTGACCGAGAAAGAGATCGAAGCCTATTTCGTAAAGCGCGTCGAGGCGGCGGGCGGCAAGGCGTACAAGTTCCGCAGCCCGGTGCTGCGCGGCGTCTCCGACCGCATCGCTTGCATGCCGAACGGCGAAGCGTGGTTTGTCGAGCTGAAGAAGCGCGGCGGTCGCCTGTCGGCGTTGCAGAAGATTTTCGCCGAAGAGATGGCGGCGACGGCGCAGCACTACGCCTGTCTGTCGTCGAAGGAAGAAGTAGACGAATGGTTCAAGCGCTTCGCCTAAGACCCTATCAGGACGCCGCAGCAGACTTCCTGTACGAGCGTGACCGCGCCATGATCTTGGCGCCGGTCGGCGCTGGCAAGACCGCGATCACGCTGACGGCGATGCAGGCGATGCTGGATGATGGCCACGTCAAGCGCTGGCTGGTCGTCGCGCCCAAGCGCGTCTGCACGGACGTCTGGCCGGTCGAGGCACCGAAATGGTCTGGCATCACTCCAGCGCTTGCGGTTGGACCCCCCGCCCAACGCACCGCAGCCTTGCAGAGTGATGCCAGTGTGGTGGTCATTAACTACGACAATCTGGACAAGCTAGAGGATTTGTCGGGCTTCGACGGCATCGTGTTCGACGAGCTGACGCGGCTGAAGAACCCGTCGGGCAAGCGCTTCAAGGCGCTGGAGAAGCTGCTGGCGCATATCAAGGTGCGCTGGGGGCTGACCGGCTCGTTCACGTCGAACGGCCTTGAAGACGTGTTCGGCCAGTGCAAGATCGTCGACCAGACGCTGCTGGGCCGCGCCAAGGGCGCGTTCATGCAGCAGTACTTCATCTGCATCAACCGCGACTTCGGGCAGTGGGTGCCCGCGCATGGCGCGCTTGAGCAGGTGATGGCGCGCATCCGTCCGGCAACCTTCGTGCTCGACCCGGGCGACTATAAGGACAAGCTGCCGCAGTGCCACGCCGTCGAGGTGCGCATGGAGCTAGACGACCGCGCGCCCTACGAGAAGATGAAGCGCGAGTATGTCGTCCGCTTCGGCGACGACCGCGTCATCGCCCAGAACGCCGCAGCGGTGACGACCAAGCTGCAACAGATGGCGTCCGGCTTCGTCTACAACCGCGACGCTGGCACGCCGTCGATCTGGTTCAGCGCGCACAAGTTCGACCGGCTGGCCGAGCTGCTGGAGGAAAACCAGCGGGCCAACACCATCGTCGTCTACAACTATCAGGAAGAGCTGGCCGAACTGAAGCGCCGGTTCCCGCACGCGCAGACGATTGACGACAGCAACGTCATTGAGCGCTGGAACCGTGGCGAGGTTGAGCTGCTGCTCATTCACCCCAAGTCAGCCGGTCACGGCCTCAACCTTCAGCACGGCGGTTGCCACATGGTGTTCATGTCGCTGCCGTGGTCGCTGGAGCTTTACGAACAAACCGTCGGGCGGCTGCACCGCAGCGGGCAGAAGCACGACGTTTGGGTCTACGTCATGTTGACGGACAAAACCATCGACGAACGGATATGGGCGGCGCTGCACGACAAGCGGGCCGTCTCGGACGTAGCGCTAGAGGAATTGAAGAATGGCGAAACTTAACTGGCACTCGCTGGCCACCACCATCCGGTCTTTGTCGGAAGAGCAGTTGAAGCAACTGCTTGACGAAGAGGTCAGCACGCACCGCCGCCCGGTCATGGCGCAGCGGTTGCACCAGCGCTACTCGGCAGTACGCACGGCCCGCGAGCGGGCCGAGATCATGGAGGCAGTACGCAAATGATAGACGATCAGTCCGACCCCGCCGAAGACGAAGAGTGGGACGCCATCATAGCTAAGCTGGACAAGATGTCGCGCCCAGACGTCGTCAACTCGCCGCCGCACTACACCGTCGGCGGTATCGAGACGATTGACTTCATCCAAGCCAAGCTGTCGCCGGAAGAGTTCGCCGGCTACTGCCGGGGCAACATGCTGAAATATATAGCCCGCGCCGGCCATAAGGACGACGCGGGCCAAGATATGCGCAAAGCGCTCTGGTACGGTGAGCGCTGGCTACGCGCGCGGAATGCCAGCGCGAAGAAACCCTAGTGCGGCGGCGGTGAAGCCTGCGTTGAGCGCTGTGATCAGGTCTACGTCGCCGACGAGGTAGCTGGCCGCAGCGCTCAGGACGCCCAGACCGGCCATGATGTAGGTGCGGTATCCCTTGAGCATGTCGTATCTCCTATGCTTCATTCCGGGAGACGGTGCCCCCGGACATGCGAGTGGGTTTGCCGAGAACCGGCTCCCCTTTCGGCCATCGTGAGGCGACAAGGCGAGATTTGCCCAGCTTCATCACGTTGACGGCGTTGCCTTGGTTTCCGCCAAGGACATGATAGTGGGCCGCGTCCTCGCCGACGTAGAAGCCGACGTGGCCGCCACCAGCGCGGTCAAAGACAAGGATTGCGCCCGGCGCCAGCCGGTCAGGGCGCAGCAGCGACCCGTAGTCTGACCACGCCTTCGCCCGCATATATAGCTTGGGGTAGGGCAGACCGGCCTCTTGCATCACCGCCGCGCAGAAGACGCCGCACCACGGCGTCTCGTCGTCGCGCCACCATGCGCGCAGCTTCTCCAGCCACCCCAATATAGTCTTGTTGTGGCGCGGCCCGACGATCTCGCGCAAGCCGTCGAAGCGCCGGGCTATCTGGAGCCAGCGAGGGTCGGTCATACCGGCAGCAACTTTATCAAGATGCCAAGCAGCATCATGATAATGGTGCCGGCCACAGTCAGCCCGATACCTTCCAGACGCTTCAGCCGGGCGCAGATGCTCTCGTATCTCAGCGCGCACACTTCTTCATGCGTCGCCAACCGCGCTTCAGTCTTAGATACGTCCATTACCGCTGAACCCTTGCTGGTGCGTAGATCGGAATTTCCTCGCCATTCGGCCCTGTCTGGAACCCCATGAAAGACTGGTCTTCAGGCGGCAGCATCTCTGGCGGCAACTCGTAAATCTGCGACGGCTGGTTGACCATATTCTGAAGGGTCTGCGCCATGAACGAGCGCGTCTGCGGCCCCATGTAGTTGAACATACCCGCTGTCATGGCGTTGGTCGGGCGGACGCCGACGAGGCGCAGCGCTTCGGACGGTTCGGCCAGACCCGGCGCCAGCGCGCGCATGGCATTTCGAGCGGTTCTTTCGGCGATCTCTGCCTCCAGCCGCTCTGCTGCAATACCGCTCCCACCGATCTTAGGTACGCTGCCACCCAAGCGGAAAAGGCTGCGCATTATATTGTTGCTAAGACCGGGCTCCATCATTTCCAAGAAACGACGGGTCGCGCCAGCCGGCAACGCACCGCGCATGGACGGAGGCATGTCACCAAACGTACGTGTGGCAGCTTGGCGGCTGGCTCCGATTTCGCGAGCCAGACGCTGTGCGACCGGAAGCTGCGCCTCGGACAGCGCGGCGTTAATGTCGTAGTTGCCGGGGCCAAAAAAGTTGGAAACGTAGTCAGGGTCGTTACCGGCCATCACTCGTTCAAAACGGGCTTCGGGAAACTTTGGGTCGGCCAAGCGACGGGCAAACTCTTGCTGTTCGACCCGTTGCATACCTGATGAAAATGCACGATTGTACTGACCCCACTCAGGACCCGCAGCAGCTTCAAAGGCATCATCTATCAGCTTTTGCGCTTGACCTGCCAGCATTGACGTACCCCGCGCGATTGCCGACGGGTCAGCCTGCCCCAAAGTGCTGGATACAAACTCGCCAATATTGCGCTTGGCCAAATGCAGGCCCGCAGCGTCGATGATACCGCCGAACATAGCCGCACGATTTTCCAACGCGTCAGCAAAACGCGAAAGTAGCTGTTCACGCTGCGGGCTGACAAAAGCAGCTTCGCGCGCTTGTTGACGCAGGCTGCCTACGACGCCTGAAATGTCGAGCGGAGCCAAGCCCTGCGCGCGAAGGTTGGCCGCTATTTCTTCTGCTGATCGTGCGTCGTCTAGGCGCTGACGCACGCTCATATTCCAGTCAGCGTCATTCGCAAAGCGAGTAGCGGCGTCGATTTCACGCTGGACGTCGCCGCGCAACCTTCGTGCGGTCTCTTCTGCTGGAACAATTTGAGTGCGGCCAATGTCAGCGCGTTCATAAACGGATCGCAGCATTGGTTCGGTCTCTTCGCGCACCGCTTGACGCATGGCGTCGATGTTCTGCATGGCTTCGGTGCCAGTTTCGCCACCGCGCAGCACCGCTCGCGCCTCTTCCTGACCAGCAGCGCGGGCCCGCGCAACAGCCTCTAGCGGAGCGCTTTCAGCGGTGCCCTGCACAACGCGCGTCGCAGCAGCTATCTCAGGGGTAAGCAGCCCTTGCGACGCCAGAAATTCGGCGGTGTTGGTGCGCGCGTCGGCTGGCGCCGACCGCAGCGCAGCTATGATGGCGTCAGCGTTGTTGGCGATCAGGTTGCGCATGATCTCGCCAGCGCGCACTTCGCCGAGACGCCCGCGCAGAAAATCGTAAGCATAGCCGGCGCCCTGCCGCCCAATCGTGCCGATAATCGGCAGCGCGGCGCCGATAGCAGCTTCGGTTGCGATACCGCCAGCGGTCGGCTCTTCGGCAGTAATTGCCGCCGGAATTGCAGCAGTCGTGCCGCCGCCAAAAACGCGCTGCGCAAGGCGCCCGCCGCGCGTTGTGGCGGTCGGCGAGAAGCCGCCCGCCACAACAGCTTGACCGCCGCGCTCTACTATGCGGCTAAGAGTGGGCGAAACAGGGGTCAAACTGGGCGCGAGCCGCACCGCACTGGCGCCAAGGCCAGCAAGGAACGGAGCTGTCGTGGCTATTCCGCCACCAATCTCACCAAGAGTAAACCAGTTCGGGCGCTGCGCCTGCGCGGCAACGACGTTCGGACGTTCCCGCAGCGACTGCCGGCCAGCCGATACGACTTCGCCGAAGCTGCCGATGTCGCTGCGGCTCAGGTTGCGGCGAATATTCTCGGCTTCTTCGCGCGAGTAGCCGAGCATGTTCTCGGCCACCCATGCAGCAGAGTTGGCCGGCGTCAGACCAAAACGATCAGCGGCCCATGCTGCAATCCGTGGCAAAAAATTCGCCACATTCTGAACACCTTGGGTCGCGCCCGTAGCTACTGCCTCGGTGCGGCTGACCGGTGGCGTGAAGATGTTTTCCGGTATGGGTGCGTCGGGGTTGCTGGCCGCGTAGTCTACCCAAGTCTGAAACGTGCCGCGATCTTTGTCGTCGATGCGGCGGCCATACTGACCTGCAATCCGGTCCAAATCTTCCATCGTAGCTGTGCGGCTGGCGATGGCGTTGCGCAAATCCCGGTAAAGGATGTCGATGCCCATGATCTCGCGCACCGGCTGGCCGGGGAAGTCGCGTGTAGCGCGCTCTTCGACTTGGTCGGGCGTGATGTCCAGCGGGACATTCTGATAGACGTGCGTCTCGCCGTTCCCAAAGACGACCGTTACACTGCGCGACATTTTGGGGTGCTCCTACCAGTCAGATACAACTGAGCCACTACGCGTACGGGCCGGCGCTGGTGGGCGGGTCGGCGTGCGTCGCGGCGCCGCAGGGATGCTGCCCGTCGTTACGGGAATACCGAGCCGTTGCGCGCGACGGTCAGCGCGGGCCAGCGAGTTGCGCATGATGGCGCGTAGCTCGTTAGCAGCCTGAATGAACTCCGCTTCGGAGATGTTGCGTTCTATACGGGTCATAGCGTCAGTCGCCACTTGCCCTTCGCGCTCGGTGATATGGCCGCCGCCCTTGAGGGTCTCGAAAGCCTCAAGAAATGCCTTGCCTTTAATCTGCCGATACAGCGCGTCAGCGTCGGCTTCCGAAGAAGCGGGAATAAACCGCATGCCGGGGATACCCAAGCCGACCAGCCCTTCAAAGCCGGGGTGCGGTCGATTACCGCCGCTGGGCACTACTACTCTCCCGTTGCTGACGATTGCGTCGCCGATCAGCCGGTCAAGGACGCGCAACCCATCGCGCACCGTCGTGGACGAGCTGGAATACGTCTCTGCAAACGTGGCGTCGTTCTGGGCCTGCTGTTCGCGCCGCGTCCGTTCGTAGATGGTGGCTGCTTCGGCCTCGCGCTCGGCGCGCGTTGTAGCGCCCGCTCGCGTAGCGGCGCTCGGAATGGGCTCACGCTGCGCTTCAGCCACAGCACCAGCGCTGCTCGGCTCCTGCGACGGCGAAATGAGCGGCGGGCGACCGCGAGCAGTACGGCCAGTCGGAGCATAAACGACTTCGGGGCCAGCGGATGCCTGCACCCGCTGGAGCTGCGGCGCAGCGTCCATGCCGGGGCGGTACTCAGCGCTGCGCAAGGAAGGCTGCGCCATACCGCCGGTCGGCTGGATACGGATTTGGTTCGACTGCATCCACGACGCCAGATTGCGCTCGTTGTCGGGGCCAACCATCTCGCGAAGCTGCTGCAAGTGCGTCTGGTCGATCATGCGGCTCTGCACCGCGTTCTGGATGATCTGCGGCGCGGTTTCCATCGTGAGCGGTTGCACGCCGCCCATTTCGCCGCCGAACGACGCCGGCGTCATCGCTGCGCCGCCAGCGCCCGCTTCAGCCGACATCGGACGCATGAGCGGACTGCCCCTTGGGATGGCGTCCATGGGGATGTTTTGGTCCATTAGGTCTTGCGGGGTGACATCGCCGCCACCGCGCGGAACGCGAGCAGTAGGCGTAGCCGCCGGTGCCGGGGCGCCAGCCGCCGGTGCCGGGGCGCCAGCCGCCGGCCTAACTATATTGAATTCCGGTATTTCGAGTGACCTCGGCCCTCTGAAACCGCCTCTTTCGATAATTCGGTAATCGCCGTGCTCGTCCTGCACCACTTCGGTATTCAGTGGGGCGAAAGTCCTACTAAAATTGTCGGCGATGCTGCCGACCATTTGGAGAAGCGAATTACGGTCGAAGTTTTCCGGCGGCAGGTTGGTGCGAAACTGCGCAGCGATTTCCGGCGCGTCCCTGTCCAGACGACCAAGAAACTGCTCGTAGCCGGCGCGGTTCATCGTCTGACCCGCGAGCTTCGTATAAAACTCGATCTGACGTCCGGCCTGCTCGATCTCGTGCGTCGCGACCGCGCGCTGCTCTTGGTTGCGCGCGATCTCCATCGCCTGCTCGGCCTGCTCAGCCTGACGCTGAGAAGCGCGCTGCTGCGCGGCGACGCCTAGCATCGCGCCGTACTGCTGCGTGGCGCGGCCAAGGTCGGGCATTTGGGGTGCGCGAACGCCGAGCGCGATCATCTGGTTAGCCATATCAGCCTCCTAGACCGGGGATAGCCGGACCCGGTAGCCCCGGCATCTGCGCCGGCAATGTCAACGGAAACGACGGCGGCGGGGGCGGCGTCTTCGGCGTGCTACGCCCGTAAAAATTGGCCATCGCGTTGTACGCAGGAAACTGCATCGCTGCCTGACCGATACTGCCGAGAGCGCTCGCCAGTGCGTTGGCGCTGCCGACGTAGCCGGACGCGCGGGCCTGACCCGCGCCAAGCTGCATCTGGCCGATGTTCTGCGCGGCCTGACCCGTCGCACCTGTCATGGTGTTGACCGCCGACTGACCCGAACCCATCAGCGACTGGAGCGGGTTGAGCCGCGCGGCGCGCTCGGCCTGAAAGCGGTTGAAAGCGTTCTGATATTCTTGGCTGGCCAAGTCCTGCCCGAAGCGCTGGATGCCCTTCATCGTAGCACCAGACATCAGGCCGCCGCGCGCAGCAGCCGACCGCTCCAGCGCCTTCATAGCTTCCGACTGGCGGAAGGCGTAGCCGGGGTCTTGCTGGAAGTCTTCCATGCCGAACGAACGGGCCATGCTGCCGTAGCCGGGCGCCGTGGCGTCGCCGCCGAGGCCGAGCAGCCGCATGATCTCCTGCTGTGCCGTCAGGCCCGCTTGGCGGAACGGCTCTTGCAGCCCTAGCTGCCGCTCGAACATCTCGCGTTGGGTCTGCTCCGCGCGCTGCGCAGCCTGTTCCTGCGTGCGAGCCGCTTTTTTAGCGCCGCTCCGTGCGATAAGGCCGCCGGCGGCCGAAGCGGCTGCACCTACGCCTGCTGCAATAACTGCGGGGGGCATGGTTACAACTCCATCTTGTACAGGTCGTAAGGCGACCCGAAGGTGTATATCATCTCGCCTGTGGGCTGCATACCCCCGCGCCGGGCAAAATATGCCACGACCCGCGACGCCGGTGAAATGCGCGCCCACAGCATTGTCGCGCCGTGTGCTTTGGCATAATCAACCATTTCTTGCCGTGCCTGCGCCGCCCACTTGCCGCGACCTTCCGGCAAAATGAAGACGTGCACCTCGTAGACGCCGGGGGCGCTCCAAGCCAAGGCGAAGCCGCCATGCTCGCCCATCAAGAACCAGTTCTGTCGCTCGGCGATGACCTCTTCAAAGTTCAGTTCGCCAAGCTCTGCCGGGCCGACGAACGGACGCACGTCAGGGTGGTTGGCCACCCAATTAGCGGCGTCCGCGTCAAAGACCCTTGTCAGCAGCATCAGGTGATCTCGCGGCCCGACGCGCGAATGTTGACCGACAGCGGCGCGCTGGCCAGCGTCGAGATGAAGCCGTTGGGCGCCAGCGCATGCCCGACGATCTCGGGAAAGGTGTACGTCTCGTTGGGCTGGAGCGTCTTCGTCTTGACGATGATGTTCTGCGTGCCGGCGGTGTCCGCCGCCGTAACGAGGTTGACGCTGATCGACGCCGCCGACGTGCTGTAGTTGGTGGCCGTGAACTTGTCGATGATCGTCGTCACGTTGGTGGCGATGTACTGCGTGGACTGCGCGTCCTCGGCGATCTTCGACGGAATGAGAACTCGGACGGTGACGGTCATGATATAAACCTTTAGATATATTCGGCTGACAATTCGATGTCGGCAGACGCCAGAATGGTTGTGGTGCCGACCCGCCGGATGCCGACGTTGATGACGACGAGATTGCCGCCGGGCGATGATTGCGTCGCGCGCCAGAAGCGCGTCGTGGACAACGCCAGCCATGTTCCGGTCGCTGCGCTGGCGCCATCGACAGTGCCGATCACTGGCGTAGCGTAGCACTCGTAGTTGACGGCTTGGGCGCTGGGGATGCACCAGTTTTCAAGCAGTGAGTAGGCGCCCCCGTTGATGCTTTCGTTGGCGGTGCCGTTCGAGTTGAGCTGATAGGCCGCCGAAGCCGTGCCGGTGTTCAAGCCGTAAATCGTCTGCGCCGACAAGGTGATGGTAACGGCAGACCCGCCACCGCCGCCAGCCGCGCCCATCAGTGTCAGGACGGCGCCGCTCATTAGGAGAGGCCCGCGCCGCTGATAACCCATTCGGTCGAGCCGACCTTCAGCAGCGTCGCCAGACCGTAGTTCGCCAGCGTGCGCGTGCCGGTGTTGGTCGTGCCGGCCTGCCGCATCGTGTCGGATGTGATGGCGATGGACTGGGACGAGCCGCTGTTGTTGTAGATGACGACGGTAGCGCCGATTGGGAACGCCTGCGAGGCGTTTGACGGGACGGTGATGCCGCCGGTCGTGATTGAGATATGCTTGCCGTTGTCGGCCAGCACCAGCCCGTAGGCGCTTGTCTGGGCGTTCTGCGGCGCACCGCGATAACCGATGCTGGTCGCGCCGATGGTGCCGGTCGCGACGACGTCGACGTCCTGCTCCAGCGACGTGATGTCGGTGTTGGCGCCTGCCGCTGCCGCACCAAGGTTGGTGCGGGCGCCCGCAGCGTTCGACGCGCCGGTGCCGCCATTGGCGACAGCAACGATGCCGGTGACGTTCGACGCGGTGCCAGTGATGTTGCCGTTGAAGGTCACGCCCGAGCCGATGGTGCCGCCGGTGATGCTGACGTTATTGGCGTTTTGGAACGCCATGTCGCCAGTCGTCAGGATGTTGTCGACGGTCCAGATCACGGCATCGGATGCGTCGGCCAGAACCACCTTGTAGGCGGAGCCAGAGCTGTACCAGATGTTTGCCTCGCCGCGAGCATCGAGAATGATTGGGTTGCCGTTAGCGAAGACGCCGCTGGCGTCCGTGTACGTCGCGAGCGGCGTCGTGGTGCCGGCTGCGTAAGTGTACACCTTGCCGCCGACCAGAGGGTCGCCGTTGGCGTCAAAGAATTGCGCCTTGGGGGCTGGAGATAGTTCAGCCATTAGTACGGGCCTCCGGCGTTGAGATTGTTGGTGACGGTCAGGATAACCGATGGGATGGCAGGACGGAAGGCCGCTGATGCGGCGGCGTTGAGGAACACGCCTGTGCTGTCAGTGGCCCACATAAGCTCGATATAGTCGCCTTGGTTCAACTGCGCGAGAAAGTTCCATGCCGCGACGAGAGCGTCGTTGTTGCCTTGGGTGCGGACTTGGCTGGCGCTGTTCGGGACATCGGTGCCGTTCACGCGCAGCCATATCCATGTGAGATGGCTTCCCGACACTGTGGTGTCGAGCTGCGCCGAAAACTGGATGTTGTAGACGTTGGCGGTGTCGACGTAGATGCGCGATGTCGGCGTGCCGCGTGTGACCCCGACGCTGATGTCGGTGGTGTTGAACGTCATCGCGTAAGGGGTGTTGATCGCCGCTGCGGTCTGGTCGGTGGTGTCAGAGAAAGAACCGAAGCGATGGCGCGGCAGTTGCGGCGTGTAGGCCGGCCCCATGTTGAGGCCGTCCAGCTCCTGCTGAAGCATGTGCATCGACGACGCGTTGCCGTCCGGCGGCCCGATCTGCAACTGGTCAAGCGTGGTGGGGTTGTTGCCGCCGCCGGTCAGCGTGAACAGGTTGAAGAAGAACCTATACCAGTCGCGCGTCATCAGCCCGGTGCGCGGGTCAAGGACGCCGACGCGCGACGCCGGTATCTTGGTGATGTTGGTCGGTTCAGCCATTGGTGCCGCTCAACACCAGTTCGGCGCCGACGATGGTCAGCTTGACGGGGTCAGAGCCGGACACCTCGTAGACGCGGTCGCGCAGCTTGAGCGTCATGCCGAGACGGCGCCAGATGGCGCGACGTCCGTACTGGCCGATCTTACCAATCGACACCCAATGCTCGTTCGACCATGTGTGACCGCCATCGTCCGACCAGCGCAGCATGACCTGCGGGTCAGCGCCCTGCACGGTCGGGATTGAACCGGGGAAGAGATACTCGCCGTCAATGAAGTCGAGGTCAAGCGTAAATGGCTCGTCCGGCGGCGTGTTGCCCGGCGGGATGCCATTCAGGCCGACGCCTGTCTCGCAGTTCAGTTGCAGCGAGTGCTGCGCCGTGCGGCGCAGATTGTTCGAGCCGGTCGGCAGCGCGCGCCAAGACCGCAGCCATTTCTGGGTCGTGCCGTTGTCGGCGTACACGTCGAGGTCGAACGTGTAGATGTTGCCGTTCTCGTAGTCGCCAATGATGGTATATCCGTTGACATTGCACTGGCAGTTGCCACGGTGGCGCTCAAAATCGCCGCGATCAAAATAGGCCCGCTCGTGCCAAGCGCCCGTCGCGACATCGTACACCCATGTGGTGTTGCCGGTCGGGAAATTGAGGACGTAGAAGGCGTGGCCGTCCTGCTGGTAGGTATAAGCTACCGCGTCCGTCATGTCGGAGTATTGCTGGATTTGCCATTCAATCGCGTGCGTCGAGATGCGCTGCCCGACGTAGCCGCCCGCCCGATAGACGATGCCTTGGCCGCGCGCGTCGCGGCCCAGCCAGAACACGCTGTTGTCCATCTTGGCGACGGAGAACGGCGCGACGCAACCGATCTCGTTATAGGCGCCCTGAATACGCGCCAGCGGAAAGTCGGGCGTGCCGGCGTTGTACCAGACCTCAGTGCTGTTGGTGCCGAACACCCAGACCTCGCGGTGGTCGACGATGACGCCGACGACACCGTCTGGCGCACCTTCGGCGCTGGCAAAGTCGAGCGGGTCGATCTGCGTCGCGTCGAGAAGCTGCGTCACCCAAATCTTTTGGCTGTTCGGCTCGTTGAACACGAAATAGCCGTCGATGTACCCGACCGTCACCGCGCCCGGAAAGTCGGGGTCAATGATCTGCGTGAAGACGCCGGTGCTCTGCGTGTACACGAAAGCGTCAGGGTTGGTGACGAACACGATCTGGTCGCCGTTGTCCGTGATCGACACCGGCGTGACGCCGTGCGGGACGTTACCCAGCAGGACGGGCGCTGCGGTCAGCGACGTCAGCAGGTATACGCCGTTGCCTGACACCACATAAAAGCCGCCGTTTATGCCCGGGCGCGGCCACAACCCGCGAATGGGGCCGTTGCCGACGGTCTGCCAGAAGCGTAGACCGGGCGCACGGTTGAGGAACGCAGGCATCTGGCCGCCTTCCGGCACGATCTCTGGGAACAGATTGATCATGCGGTTGTCGGCGGCGTTGACGCTGCGAGCAACGTACGCCGACCCAAGTATCGGCGTCTGCATTAGTAGTTGCCCGCGAAGATGTTGAAGCGCTGGCGCGTGGCCACGATGCTATAGGGCATCGACATGATGTCGTTCGGGTTGTTGATGCGCTTCAGGTTGCGCTTGCTGGTCATGGCGATGCGGCTGACCTGCGGCGACGGCTCGACGCCGAACTCCGGCGCCAGCTCGCACGCGAGGTTGTAGCGGAACGCGCGCAGATAGCCGGGCGGGAAATGCAGCTCGGTCGCCAGCACTGCCGGCTTGGTCAGCTCTTCGACCGAAATGAAATGCCACTCCAGCGCACGCGTGGGGCGCGGGTAGACGTACATTTCAACGTCGGGGAAGGTGTTGTTGACGAAGATGACCTGCGGGTACGTCGACGTCACGGTCTTGACCGCGATGCCGTTGTACTGCTGCTGGTTGATGAATTTTATGCCGTAGCTGACGCCAGTGCCGGGGTCGCGGAAATAGGTGCTGTCGAGCAACTGCACCGGCCGGTTGCCGATGAAATCGCCGGTCGGCCCGAGAGTGCGCGACAGCAGACCTGCCGGCCAGAGGAACACCTGATCTTGCGTGGCAAAGACTGACAGCCGCTCCGTGTTCCAGCTATCAATCATCTGGTTCATGGCGGTCAGCGCGTCTTGCGCCGTTTCAGCGGAGGGGGTTTCGCCTTCAGCCAGAACGCCGATCAGCCGCAGTGAGCCGTTGATGATGTCCCCTGCGCTGGTCATGGCTTATTCTTTCGTTTCGGGGCGCGGGCGTCCACGGCGCCGGGGAGCCGTCAGTGCGTTGACGACGGGCGCCGGAGCGTCCGCTTCTTCCACTGCCGCCGGAACAGGCGTGCTGGGTTCATAGCGCGTCCAGCCGTCCATTTCATCAGAATTCGCTTCGTGCTCGCTGATAGCGACCTTAGCGCCGTGAACGGGGTGGACCATGTAGATTACAGCCATAATAGCCTCTCGAAAATGGACGGCCCGAAGGCCGCCCATATCATTTACAGCGCGTGCACAATCACAAAGTTGAACACGACGGCTTCGCTGAGGTTGCCGCCGGTGATGTTCCGCAGCGTGATCGTTGCTGCACCAGCCGTAAGGCCCGTTACCCAGAGGGTGTAGGAGCCAGCGGTGGCCGTGCCGCCGACAATCGACAGGATGACGGCGTCATTGGCCGAAATCTTGCTGTTGTTCAGCGTGAACGTGACCGAAGTGGTTCCTGCGAGCAGCGCGTTATTCATGGTGACGGTGCCAGCCGACCTGTTCAGCGTGACCGCTTCAGCCTTGCTGACGCCCTGCGTTACCACGCCACGAGCAGCGGCGGTGTAGCCGATCTCGTCGTCGGCATAGAGGACATCGGCGCCGACGATGTTCTGGTCGGCATAGGCAACGCCAATCGCTTGGGAGTTCGCCATTGTCTTTCTCCTCAAAAGGTTGCCCCGGCCAAAGCCGGGGCAAACCAATCAGTTGGCGATGCGGTACAGGGTGTAGGTGCCGTCGCCGGTCTTGCGGGCGCGAAATGCGACCGCTGCACCAGCAACACCTGCGCCCGAACCGACCAGCGTCCAGCCTGTGCCAGTGGTCAGCGTGCCTGCGCCAGCGCCTGTGCTCAACAGGACGAAGTCGAAGGACGAGTTGACCTTGGCGCTGCTGACGTCGGCGTCGACGCCGCCAACACCAGTAACAGCCGGAAGAGCAAGGTTCGCACCGCTGCCCGAGTTGAAGACCACCAGACCGTTCGCAAGATCGCTCACAAGAAGAGTGGCTGCGCCGGTGTAGGTGTTGGGGGCAACCTGCGTGCCGAGGATGACCTCGTTCAGATTGCCATCGCCGACCTGATAACCGCCGGCACCGTTGGGAAGTGTCATGATAATGTCCTTTCGGAAGGTGCGGCCCCCGGCGAACCGGGGGCCAGTTTCAGGTTAGCCCCAGAGACGGCAAGCCATCTGCGGACGGATGGTGCTGTAGCCGTACAGCACGTCGATACGGCAGGGCATGCGGTCGTTGTTGATGTCGTACTGACGAACAACGCGGAGCGAGATGCCGTTGTGTACCTGACGCGAAGCCATGTCGACGCCCTGCGGGAGCAGAAGGTCGGCGGTGGCGAAGGTGATCGCGTCCTTGTGGTACACAAGGTTCTGCGCGTACTGCTGACCGCCTGCGCCGACGAACACGACGGCTTGGCCGCTGGCAGGCAGCGTCGAGACGGTGGCAAGCGCGTGACCAGCCGAATAGATCGGAGCCACGGTGAGCGTGCCTTCGCCCGAACCGCCCAGCGTCACGTTCGTCAGAGCGACGAACTGGAACAGCGAGCCGGTGCTTTCGCGGGTCTGCGGGTTCACAGCGAAACAGCCGTTGATGGTGAACACGTCACCTGCACGGACAGTCAGGCCCGCGCCAGCGCCAGTGATGGCGATGGAGGTCGCGCCTTCAGCCGTGACGGCTGCGGAGGTCGAACCGCCGGTCGCGTTGCGCGTGCCGGTGGTGAACTGCTTGATCGACTGCGACATGTTGATTTCTTCAAAACCAAGCACGCCGGTGCCCATCAGGCCGTTCTTGAACTGCTTGCTGATGGTGTCGGTCGGGTTGAAGAGACCCTTCATGCCTTCGACCAGACCAGCGTTCGCAGCCGGGTTGACGGTCGCATAGCGCGGCGACATCACAGCGGCGTTCTCGTTCAGCTTCTGCTGGGCGGCCAGCAGGACAGCCGAGGTGCCCGGCGTGGTGCCGGGGGTGCCGACCGAGTTGCCGATGGTCTGGAACGCATTGGCGACGTCTGCGTCGATGCTCGAAGCAAGCTGCGAGATACGCGGCTTGAGAACGCGCTCGGCGAAGTCGTCGAGCTGCATTGTCAGTTCGGCGGTGGTGAAGTTCACGCCGATGTGCTTCTGGTTGGCGACGGTCAGCGTGGTGAACTGCTCGTTGTCATCCTGCACCTGAAGGGCAGCGCCGTCAGTGACCAGTGCACGGTCGGGCAGACGGATGCGGAGGGTCGAACCGATCTTGGCGCCTTCGACAGCGAAGCTGTCGTCGTACTGACGGTTGACGTTGCGGGTGAGCACGAGGTTGTTCTCCAGAATTTCCAGAGCCTTCCGCGTGATCATGTCGATTGTAAGAATCGAGTTGGACATGGTGGTCTTCCCAAATTAGCGGTTTCGTTGTGCCTCGTACTTTTTGATCTGCCGCTGCCGTTCCGCCTCAATCCATTCCGACGTGCTCATGCTTTTGACCGAGCGGGGGTCGGTGGTGTCAAAAACGGGTGCGCCAGAGGCGCGTGGCGTGACAGGGTCAATCGGTGCCGGGGCGTTGGAGGTTCTTTTGACCGGGGGAGCAGCACCGAGCTGCACCTCGATCTTTCCAATTTCCCGAGCCTGCAAGATAGGGTCAAGACGCGCGATGCGTGCAGCCTCTTTCGGGTTGGTGCCGAGGTGATAAAGCACTTCGGGGCCAATCTCAGACGCTTGAATTGCTCGGGCCATCACTTCGGTGACGGGAAGCTCGGGGTTGTAAGCGACCATTTCAAAGTCGTCGTACTTGTCCCGAACGGCCTCTTCACGCTCGTGATAGGCTTCGACCAGTGCACGCTGCTGCTGTTCCGCCTCGCGGCGAGCCAGCAACTGTTGGGCCTTACGCTCTGCCAAAGCATCGGCGTAATCTTCGTAGGTTTCAAACTGCTCCGGGACCAGATCGGCGGGCTGCTGCCGTGCCTGCTGTTCCGAAAGCCGTTGAGCCTGTTCGCGTTCCCACTTGCGCTGCTCTCTTGCAAGACGCTTGCCGACAATCGCGTCCAGTTCTTCCTGTGTGAAGGTTTTGGACGCTTCCTGCTCGACAGGCTGCTCTTCCGGCGTTGAGGTATCTACGGGTTCTGGAGCCGCCGTGGCATCCATTTCCGGCGCGGGCACTTCCGCTAGTTCAGGAGCGTTGTCGCTCATTTGGTATTGACCTTTCCAGTCACCTGATGTTCCGCATCAGTACGGTTATCGGCCAAGCTACAGCGATTGCCGCAGATTGGCAATATCTAGGCCCAGACGCGGTAAGGCTGCGTGGGCGGCACCAAGACAAAGGGCTTCAAGACCTTCATCTGGTCGTCAGTGATCTCGTACGCGCGCACATTCGTGTGCCAGTCGGGGTATTTGGTTTCGACCGGCGGCTCGACGCTATAATCCCAGCGAACGAAAGGCCCGATGTTGTCGACGCTGATGCCAGCGAGCGGAAGCAGTTGCCCGTCAATATTGACGAGCAAGCCGGCCTTAACCAGCGCGGCGTTCATTTCCGCTTCGGTGGATGCTTTCAGATAGAGGTCGATCATGTCGTCAGAGCCTGTAGCTGCGCGTTGGAGAGGCGCGTCGGGTAGAAAACGATGCGGCGAATGCGACCATTAAACTGGTTGCCGTTCGGCAGCGAGCCGATGTTAAACTGCGACACCACCGGAACCGTGCCGGACGTGTCTGCCACCGGCGTTGCGCCATTGACCGTCGCAACAAAATCGTTGGCGCGGAACGCAAAGGCAAACTTAGCAGGGACGTTGCGCGTATAGGTGCCGGCAAGAGGCAAATTAAACTGCGGAACGCCCGATGCGTCCCCGCCGACGCCCCAGCCGCCGGTGCTCGCGTATGTCTGCATGAGGTTAGTCAACGTCGGACCGTTGCTCAATACAGAGCTGCGGGCAATGTCGAGCGTACCCGGGTTAAAACTTTCGGCCTCAACAAACAGCGAGCCTTCGCTTTGGTTGTACCAAGGCGTGAAGTTCGGGTCAGAGATCAGCGAAAAATCGCCCGTCCGCGTCACTTGGCTCGCAACCGTCGGAATGTAGCTGGTAGCGAAGACGCCAGCTTCAGCCTGCGCGCCCCAGAAGAACAACGTCCGGTTAGTGCCTGTGTAGCTGATGCTGGCGCCGTTTGAATCCACCAGCAGCATACTGAGCAGAAAGTTAACACCCGCAAAAGTTGCCATGGTCATCGTTGCAGTGCAACGATACCAGCCGTTTCCGACAGGTGTAATTTCCGACGATGTTACGTTGCCCGATCTGTTGCCGGTTACGCCAGTGGCAACATTAAAGTTGGCAAAAAACGTGGAGACGCCGTCGAACAAGACAAACTGATACCACGCGCCGGTTCCGGCTTTAGCGTAAACCGAAAACGTCTGCGGCCCTGCGGTAACGCTGATGTCCGTGCGGAACACGCGGTGAAGGCCGGTCGTCGACCCCTCGTCGAAAGTGTCGGCGGTCGTAGCGCCGTTGGGGGCCACCGTCGTGTTGGCAGTTACGGTAAGGCCGCCTGTTGTCCAAGGCGCGACGTTAAACTCTTCGCTTCGCGTAGCCAAATTTGTGCGCTGCTCTTCCATAAGCAGGCCGCGCGGCGTCAGAGTAATCGGGTTAAAGTCGAACCGGGGCGGAAACAGGCCGCCAAAGTTGCGGGTGTACGCCGTGGCTGGCGAGCCGGTCTGAAGCTGCGCGCCCCATGCGTATACAGCGTCGCCCGACGTCACCACTCGAATACCCGCCGTGCGGGTGCCGGCGGCGGGGGTCAAGGTGGTCTGGAACCGCGTCCATGCGTTCGTAACGGCCACTGTGGTATAGGTGGTGCCATCAACAGTGATGTCGACGTTGCCGGTGCCGGTCAGGCGCCGCAGCCACACCGAAAAGGTGTACGAAACTGCCGACGCAGAGAACGATTGCAAGACAGTCGCGTTGGCTGCACCAGCAGTGATCGTGTCCGCAGTGTTCGTGTCGTCGGGCGCAACGATGCTGTTCGCCGCAATCGTCGCGTTGGTCTTGGTCCAGCCAGCGTTGTCGAATTCCTGCGTGAAGGTCAGCAGGTTTACCGACTGCGGCGTCGTCTGGATAAGGCCGTTGCTGCCTGTGAAGGTAGCCGCAGTGGTGCGCGTGAAATTGATGATCTGGTCAAAGGTGCGGCTAACGAGAGGCATAGCTTAGTTCCACACAAAATAGCTGGTGATGCCTGACTGCGGCTGCGATGGGTCGGGCGCGTAGACGGTGTACGTTGGGTTCGGAGTCGCCACAAAATTGGCGTCGAAAGTGCTGCCCGTCTGGAACGTGTTGGGGTCGAGATACCCCACAAAATCCAGAATAAGGGTCGGCGAGCTGGCGGGAATCCGGTTCCCGCCGCGCCCCGCGAGCAGCGTCGCGTACGAGATCAGGCCGGCGCCTACCCCTATGCGACGCTTGTACATGCTACTCTCGGTTTACCGGCTTGGCGTAGACGAAACCGCCAGTAGCGATCTGCAACGCGCTGACGCGCCACACGCCGCCAGAGCCGGGCGGAACGTAAAACAAGATGGGCGTACCTGCTGGAACCGGCGTATCGGCGCTAGTAGCCGTTGCGCCTTCGCCAACGCGAATGTACGCGTCGGTCGAACTCCAGACGAGAACGCCTTGCGGGCCTGCCGGCCAGCCAGTCGTTGAACCTGCGGTGCCGGAGTAGGCAACCGACTGAGCTGCGAAGCCAGCGTCGTTCAGTGGGCGGAGCAGTTCCATGGTCGTCCCTTATGCCAAAAATTTGAGTTTGTATAGGGTGGAGTAGTACAGGCCCAGAATCTCGTCGATGATGTTCTGGAGCGGCGTGCACTCCTTATCGACCACCTTATACCGCATTTCCGTCAGGTCTTCGACCTGCCCTTCAAGGAAGTCGACGACGTTGTTGGTCTTCTTGGCCGACATGAGCGTGATCGGGCCAATCAGACCGTACTTGCCTTGGTAGGCTTCGGCAAATTTGTCAGCAAAATCAACGATTTCGTCATAGAATTTGTTGAGCGCCTTGTGCTTGGCGTAGCTGCGCGTGTTCAGGTGCGCGCTGTGCGTGACATCGCGCGCCAGAAACAGCATGCCTATGAAATCTGCGCACTTCATCCCATCATTCCTTCAGGCGGCTGTTCAGGAGCCATTTCGGGCATCTGCGGCGGCATACCGCCCATTTCGGGCATCTGCGGCGGCATACCGCCCGTTTGGGCCATCTCTGGCATCGGCATCTCGCGCATCCCTTCGACGTCGCCGATGATGTCGCCAGTGTCCATGGCGGACGCGAGCGTGTGCATCACGATCTCCTGCACCTGCTCCGGCGTCATGCCGGCCTGCATGGCGGCGATGCGCTTGGTTTCGGCGTTGTAGGCGTCGATCTGGGCGCGGTAGCGGTCTACCGTTATTTTCTGCTGCTCGGCGCTGTCTTGGATGCTTTCCATGATCTGCGTGACGCGGTTCAGCTCCTGCGTCATCGCTTCGATCTGCTGCTGCGCGGCCATCATCTCGGGCGTCTGATCGCCCTGCGCCGTGACCTTGGGGTCCAAAATCTTCTTGAACCGCTCGGCCATTTCCTGCGCGCCGGGCCAATCCATGTTTTTGATGAACAGGTCGCCGGCGACCGTCCAGAGCTGCGGGTTGGACTGCAAAATCTGGCTCATGGCGTCGAGCGCTTCCTGACGCTTCGTCATGTAGCCCGGGCCTGTCGTAACCATAACGTCGTAGATGCCGACGCTCGGGTTGTAGATTTTCTCGATCATCGCGCCGGTCTGGTCGCGGATTTCCTTAACCGGCTCCGGCTGCAACGGGTTGATCTTGACCATGTCGACGTCGCCATCGACGCCAATGATGCGAGCGATGCGCTGCGTGTCGTAAATCTTCGGGATGAGGTCGACGATCTGGCGCGTGATGTGGCGCACCGCGCGGGCGAGGTTGTCGACAAAGTGGTAGGTGCCGACGTCACCCTGCTTTTCGCGTGCGACGATTGCCTTAGCCGAGCGTTCGTTGCCGCCAATGCCAAGCGACGCGTCATACTGGCCAGTGGTGCCCTTGATGTCGTCAGCAGCCCCCATCTTGGCCTGAATGAGGCCCGTCTGAGGCAACGGCGGCGGCGCGCGCTGCGGGAGGGGGAGGACATTGCCCGCGCCATCCGTCACGTCGGGATTGACCTCCAGATACGGCCAGTTGGTCGTATTGGCGGTCTTCCACTGCATCTCATAGCCTTCAAACTGGCCGCCATAGCCGATGAAGGGCGCCTTCGGAGCCAGCGCCAGCATTTCTGCCTCTTGGCTCGTCCAGTAGTTGTACATGCGCTGCGCGTCCTTCGCGTTGCGCACGAGGCCGGAGATGTGCATGCGGCCTTCGACTTCCCACTCGTTGCCGATGACGCGAACGACGGGTATCCACTTGCCCGGCCACTCGCGCTCGTCGAGCACGTCGAAGCCGTTGGTCTTCATCCACATGATTTTGCGACGGTGAACCTCGCGGGTGCGGATAGGCTTGCCCATCTGCGCGGCAAGCTGCTTGTCCTTCGGCGTGTTGGCGAACGCCGTCTGGCCGTCGATGTACAGGTGCAGGGTCGCACGATCATAGACGGCGTAGAAATACTCCGCGATGCGGATAGTGTCCTCTTGTATCCACGAGGACAGCCCCTGATCGCCCACGCCCTGCGAGTAGAGCGTCGATATGGGCGTCGCGTTGGGGAACATGCGTTCGTATTCGTCTTTGAGGATGTCTTCGGTGATGAAGCACCACTCAGCGTCAGCGCCGCATGGGTCCTGAATGGTCGGGTCCATGTAGACGCTGAACGAGTTGCGGACGCGCCCGATGCGAATGTCCTGATCGAACGTCTCGTCGTTGCAGTACTCGGTCAACAGGCGGATATAGCCCTCGCCATACGTGACCTGATTGTCGCAAGCGGTGTCGTACGCGACGTCGGCGTCCGACATATACTCGATATGCCGCACGACGCCGTTGAGGATTTCGGCGACCTGCACGTCGGCGTTGTCGTCAGCCGGGATGACCTTGCCGCTCGGGCGGTTCTGGCGCTGCTCGTTCGTCACCATGCGAACGTGCTGCGGCAGCTTGTTGATGGTCAGGCACGGGCGGGCGTTGATGGTTTGGCCCTGCACGGAGCCGCGCGTTGCCAGCACGTCAGCCGGCCACTGCCACTGGTTGTCCGGCGAACCGGCCATGAACCGCAGATCGTCAAGCTCGTCTTCGCGGCTGTCCGAGTAGGCGGCCTGCGCCATCTGGAGCCGAT